GCCCCCAGGGAATTAACCCAACGCCCTTAACGGGCGCTTAAGACGTAGATCGATATACGTTTTATACCTCTGAATCCGGGCGTTGTTACGCTCAGTTCACCCCTCTCATATCGGCAGTCAGAGACTCCTATAGAGGGCACTCCCCACTCGTCATTACCGTACTCGCGTAGGTAAATAGAGTAAGTAGGGAGGACGCGGTCACCCTTACTCTTTCTAAAAGAACGAATCGGTTTCCGCGTGAAAGTATCAAAGACGAAGCCCCCATAGCCGCTGTTGCTATGCTTCAGCGAACGTCGGGGCACCCAGTCGCCAACTAGGTGACCATCACCATACCCAGGCGGACCAAAAATCCGAATACTGGGATCAAGCAATGAAAGGATCATCTCTGGAATTGTCTGGTCTAGCCACCACTCAACGTAGTGGTTATGTAACCTGAAAAGGTCCCAGACAAACAACCTGTCCTTTAAATAGACAGGACGTATATCGACTCCCAAGTAGTAGTCCGCTCCGCAAGATTCACGGAACGGCCCCTTCGAGAACGACTTCTCCAAATTAACGGAGAAGCCAGTATCAGCAAGGACTTGGCTCAGAAGATCGAAACCTGCAGTAGGGATAATAATATCATCCCCATAAGCGCTGACGGCACTAACCGGCAGTCCCATCTCAACGCAAACGCCAAAAGCGAGAGCGTAGAAGATGGCAGTTTCGAGAGGAAACGTAAAACCGTTGCCCATTGAGCTAAACTTCTCGAGTCTCAGAACCTCTTTGCCCAGCATAGCTGAGCCAGTGCGGAAACGAGACAGAAAGAAGAACCATTCTGGCGGAAGCAAGTCATAGACGAGCTCCGTTGCGATGGTGTCACTTGCACTCGAAAGATCGACAGTGGCCAGGGAGCCATCGACAGACCCTTTACGGGCGAGTCGCTGGTTCCGTGTCTGGTCACGGATGTCGACACCGGCGCGTCGAAGGCGCTCAGCCATGTATGAACCTATACCCGCTTGACACATAGTGTTTAGCGAAGGCTCGATCATGACCGAACGCTCTTCTTTCGCGCTCTTTGGGACGAACACCACTTTTCCGCTGTGGATTTCAAGCGGGAGTGGTCCGGCGGCTTTGAGGGCATCTGCCCACGCCGGCATCTCGTCAAGCACTAGATGTGCAATCGGAGAAAGTTCAGAACTACAGGCGGGTGTGTGCCCGAGTTTTTCTCGGGCCGACGCCATTCTTTTTTGAACTTGCGTCGTTGCTCCTGGTCCAAAGCGAAGCTTCAGGTCCGTGAGGGACGGGACCTTTCCAAGCATCGAGCTTATTTTTCGCGCAGCGTGATACAAAACACGCTCTGTGCGGGGGAAGAGTTGGAACTTCCCCTGAGCTCGAAGTCGAAAGATCTCGTTTGTCTCGCGGCACTTAACTTCGCTCGCTCGAAACTTTCTAAGAGCGACGGCCCGTCTATCAAAACCAAGGTCGATGTCTTTTCGCTTAGCGAAGAAGGCACAACCTTGTCTAATATGACGGGCTTCGTCGAGAGATAGTTCTGAGTAATCGAGGTCAAGGCTGAGGAGAGAGCGGAAATCACCACGCCGAAGGAAATCGGCGAACGGCGAACCCGCACTCCCAGCTTTCTCGAAGTGCCAGAGAGCGGCCTCTTTAAGGAGGTCATAGCTGTTGCTTTCAGCAACGGGCTGGTCCCAGCGTGTATAACGCATAAATGTCCTATAAGGATTAAAGACCGCCTCGGACCCCACTTAAGGGGTCGTCGGAGCCCGTACCGACTTAGGTCGGTGCAACCAGCAGAGTGAACAGCTCAGCGACAGGGCCGGTCGTGACAGGAGTCACGGACGTAGCCACGCCGTTGAAGATATTCGCCGCGAGTTGCTTTACGAGCTGCCGACCCGCACTGTCGGATCGCTCATGGAAGAAGCCGGTCGTCAAGACCGTCATCTCATGAGCAACCTTCGGTGTAGCCGAGTACCCAGCTGAGTTCGCACCAGTGACAACTTCCTGAACAGGCACGACTGTGCGCTGCTCCACGCGGTAGACGCCAGAGGCCAGTCGCTCAAGGTTCATCTCGACGCGGATTTGCGCGTAGACCGGGACTCCAGTGGCGTTTTCACGCCACACAGCGGAGACCTTCCCGTTCTTTCGCGTGACTTCCGTCGCGATCAACGTATGAGAGACGGGCGTTGCGGCACCGTCGAAGGCAGTAATGTTAGAGATTGCGCTCATGCTAAATGACGAAATGGCTTGATCCCTTTGTCAAGGGGCGCCAGGTTACCGGTTGCCAAACCGGGGAATGGCTTGGATCAGGAGTGCGATTGATGAGGTCGCATGTGTCCACGAAGCAATTTGTTCTCGCCCTTTAAACTCTGGAAGTGGCACGTTCAGCTCCGAGAGAATTTCCCTCGAGACTGTGCCCCACTCCCGATAAGGGTTGCCAGGAACGAGAATGTCATTGAATCGATACTTGGACACAATTCCGCTTACCTTGTATTTCTCAATACGGGAAAGCGTGTACGTCCCTGTCAGGCTTTTACTCAGCGCGGAAGCGTCGAGGTAATCGCCAACAGGTAGGATCCAGTCCGCGATGAAGCTATAGGGGAGTTTCTCCCACGCAAGCGACATCGGGTCCGTTAGTCCTATCAAAGCCGCTTCATTGATGTGCGTTAGGCGCGCTACTATTGTAGCAGCGCGCATCCCGTCACCGCTGACGCGGAACGAAGGGTTGTTGTCCGGAGGACCACCCTTCTTTCGTTTCCCAGCCTTAAACGTCAAGGTACAAGGACGGTTTTGGAGCGCCGCAAGGTGCTCCGCTGCCCCCTTAATATCTTGTAGTAAAGGCCTCCAGCCGTAGATGTACTGGAGCCAGTTAGACGCAAACCACTTCTCGGTTACCTCTTTGGGAGAGATATCTCGTCCAGGACGGTCTACACCGAGGGCACGACCAGCAGCTTTAAAGCGACCTTTGCGAAGGTGCCGAAGGCTGTTGGAGATGCGAGTGGCAGCGTTGGCGATGGTTTTGAGTGACTCTTTACCTTCGCCGAGGAACACGGCCAGGTTAAAACCTGACCCTTGGATAGACGAACGGAGCTTGCTGATTAGGTCAAGCTCATCGTTCGCAGTCCAGCTCAACCAGCTGGCGGTCTGCAAGTAATCGTAAGAAGAGCCGAAGCCCTTCATAACTTTACCTTCACAGACGCCAGGGTGGTTAATGTTCAGAAGAACATTTTCAGAGCGTTCCCAACTAGTGAGATAGGGGTTTTCTGTCAACTTTCGGTCTCGCTTTTGAGGTCGGTCGTAGACCTTCCTCGTACGCGTACCGATTCTTCGACCGCGATGATCGTAGACGTTATACTTGAAAAGTTTAAACGTCTTCGGTGTCGTTACAGTCGGAGAGTTGCCGCCTGCCCAGGTACGCTTGTACCTGAACCCAAGATTATCAATCGTGGTTGTGGCGGTGCCGCCAATACAGTCCGTATCATACGTTACTAACGTAGAATACGTACGGTTGACGTCCAGATTTCCCTGAGACATACTTTCTCCTAATCGTGGGACTCCCGAGAGGGAGCGGGGTTAACTTACGTTTTGCCCCACCTCATTAATGAGGCCCCAGAGGTTCCTCTCCGGTGAACAGCAATAAGACTAGATCACGAAAAGCCCCCCTAACCCGTAGAAGCACGTGAGCGCCTGCCAAAAGCAGATAGCTCGACGCACCGCGGGTCACAGGTTGGTCATTTGTCGTAATCTCCACCGCGAGGTGGTTCGTCCGATGCTGCAATCCGGAGGGG